AAGCTTATTATCTCAGAAGAGTCGTCCGACGATATTTTCGGAGTTGTCAAAAGGATGTAACCGAAGCTTTTGGCTATGGACTTTTGAAACATTATAACAGCAAGCATGTGACCACAATGTGTCAAGCTACTAGTGTAATGTAGTATTCCCTGCATGAAGTTTGATGTGTTGCTAAGAAAGATGCCACCCATATCCATGAGCTTCTGCCTTTCTTTAGCTCCAGAACCATCGTCATATAGGGTCGACCCAGTAAGAAACTGACTCTTGAGTATGTTCATGCCTATGTCTGTTGCAGATTTGACGTCCTTTCTTTTTGAAAGCAATTCAAGAAGCTCGAAAGGTAGCTCTAACTTCTTCATTGTGATCATGTTGAGAACCTTCAGAACAGGATCGAGGAACACACTTCCATCACCAAGAAGCCTAGTGAAAAGCACACCGAACACAGGCATTACAAATCTTTGGCACCATGTCGAAGCATCATCTGAGTTCATGGCTGTCATTTGAGGGAGGCCGGATGGGTTCTTCGATTTGAGCTCTGAGTAGTGCATCCTAGTCCTGACAACCTTCTTCTCAGGGTGTGTCTGCATTTCCATGTCCACCTGAGAACAGAAGTACCTAGCTATGCTTTCTACAAAGTTGACAACTATCCTGTCTAGGAATCTCAAAACAAATATTTCTCTGACTCCTGAGAGCTGCATTTTTTTGAAGAGGTTAGCCATGATGTCTGGTATCCTCCTTCGGTTGCACGACTCGATAAGCTCGCCCATCACCTCCATATAACAACCAGTGTCATTCTTCATGAATATGTAGCTTTCAATCAAACGAAGACACTCAAGCAGGCAGTATTCCCTTCTCTTAGGCTTTGAATCATTCTTGGAAGAGCGATGTCTGTCCCTACAAGAAGCGTAATCATAATCCGTAGGCTCCAAAGCAGATTTCTTCAGTGTTGCAAGCTCGTCCATAGTTTTCCTTATAAGATGCTTCTCGAGTCCGAAAGTTGACCACACTTCATAATTGCCAACATTCTTTTTTATATGGCATTTAAGCTCATCTCCGACTATGCACATCCAGTCCAAATTGAACTCATGTGTCTTCAAATCATTGAGTTTTTTTGAAGTGTAGCCCATGTTCTCTGGCTTAGTGTCTACCATCTTGAGCTCTTGTTGAATAATCTTAGAGAATATCTTTAAGTAGCCATGCTTGGCCTCACCTGCATCTTTGTTATGCCTAACGCCAATGTAGCATAGGTTGAGCATGAAAGGAAGTGTCCTTATCCTCTTGAGGGTCACGAAGGATATCACATTCCCCTCGATCATATCCGAAAAACGGTTGCCCTCCTCTTGCAGCTTAAGCAATGTTGCAGTTGAACTCGATATAGTCCAGTCAAATGATATCTTAAGCATTCTCTTCTGAAACCAAAGCTGGAGTCTTGATCTGCAGTCACCAAGCTTCGGAAAGACTTTGGAAGGGTTAGAAAGCCTGTTTGTAACCATCTCCATGTACATGAACCTACTCTGAAGAAGATCAGAGCTAGTCACTTGCTTGTCCTCTAGCT